CAGAGGCCGAACTACCACACTTTGATCTTGAAGTAGCCAAATCTTTGGTTGCCAATTTCGGAGACGAAGAAACAATCATGCAAGCACTCAAAGCAGCCGACAAAGCCTTTGAAGGTAGTATGACTGAGCTGGGTAAATCTGACGTTGACGGAGAGTTCACCTCTGCGTCTGATAAGTTGGACGCCCTCGTAAAGTCCTACATGGACGAACATAAAATGAAGAAGAGTGAACATGCCTTGGCCTACGCTGCTGTAGCTAAGACCGATGAAGGCAAAGCTCTTATCACTAAATCCTATAAAGGGGAATAAAAATGGCTGTTACTCAATCACGAGACAACCGCACACTAATCGCTGCTGCTGATCTTAGCAGTTCACAATTTCTATTTGCTGCTATGGATGCTGCTGGTAAAGCCGCAGTTTGTGGTAACGGAGCCCAAGCTTTCGGTGTCATCGAAGTCGGTGGAACCGCCGCTGCTGCATCAACCATTACCGTATCTGGTAAAGTCATGGTCAAATGTGGTGGCACAGTCACTATTGGTGATGACGTGTCTTCGGACGCTGCTGGTAAAGCTGTCAACTCAGCTTCTGGCGATATTATCTTGGGCCGTGCCTACGAAGCTGGTGTAAATAACCAGTTGATCGCCATCGAGCTAATCTCCACTGGCAACGCACACGCTTAATAGCATAGAATAAGGAAACTAAATTATGCCACTATTGACACCATCACAGGTGCATATCGACCGCCCGTTGTCTAATCTGACACTGGCTTATGCACAATCACAAAACAACTTTATCGCTGATAAGGTATTTCCCACGGTAGGGGTAGCTCGTCAGTCTGACAAGTACTACATCTACGACCGTGCCAACATGAACCGCACTGGTGACGTAAAGAAACTTGCGCCACGCACTGAGGTTAACCGTATCGGTATGGCTATCTCCAACAGCAGCTACTTTGCTGATGTGTATGGCCTTGGTATGGACTTCGACGAGCAGACTATTGCTAACGAAGACGAAGTACTACAAATCCGTCAAGCGGGTGCGGAGACTCTGGCTATGCGCCTGATGATCCACCGTGAGGAGCAGTTTGCTTCGACATTCTTCGCTAATGGTGTCTGGACAACTAGCGTGTCTGGTGCAGCTTCTGGTGCAGGTACTCCTGTCTACTGGAACGACTACACTAACTCAACACCTATCCAGAACGTCACAGATGCTCGTCGCACTATGCAACTTACCTCTGGCGGCTATAAGCCAAACACTATGGTTGTTGGTAAAGAAGTTCGTGACATTCTGATCAACCACCCAGACATTCTGGCTCGCCTCAACGGTGGCTCGACTGTCAGCAACCCTGCACTGATCACAGATGCTAAGTTGGCTGAAATCTTTGAAGTAGAGAACCTCTACATCATGGAAGCAGTAAGAAATACTGCTGTAGAGGGTGCTGCTGAGTCTACTGCCTTTATCGGTGGTAAACATGCTATGTTGTGTCACACACCATCAAATGCAGGTCTTATGACCCCTGCTGCTGGTATGACCTTTGCATGGAACTCAATTCCTGGAGCAAACAATCTGGGTATTACTGTTGAGTCTTTCTCTGATGATGCACTCAAGCGTCAACAGGTTGCAGAGCACATTCAAGTTAAAATGTCTTACGACATGAAAGTAGTTGGCCCAGACTTGGGTTACTTCTTCAACGGTATCGTTCAATAATAGTTGAACTGGTGGGATGCTTTAGGGTGTCCCACCCACATAGGAGACCCCGACATGATTAGACAAGAAGACTTCCCATTTCAGGTAGATCGCCCTACGTTTGTAAGAGTGCCCTTTACCGCTAACGGTAGGCAATGGGCTGCTGGTGATCACTTTCCTTGGAAAGAACTTAGCATAGACGATAACAAAGTCCGTATCCTCTACAATCAGAGAACATTATTTCATAACTCAGCTAAAGAAGTTGGCATGAGGGTTGGAGATGGCCTTGAAGCTTTAGACATAGATGGACTTAATGCCCTCGTTGACAGTATTAATGAAAAGGTGAAAGCCGCTGTACCAACAACAAGAGAGTATGACAAAAAGCGTTGTAAGAAGTCTAGGGTACTAGATAAGCAACGAGGTATGATCCGTAGTTGGAGGCGTAACTACGGCGAGTTGGAGAACGGTTAATGGCTTGGACGTATGATCCTACTACCCTTGGAACAGCTACTGCTGCTGAGAGGTTAAACAGTGTTAGGTTGTTGTCTGGGGATACAGACACTAATGACCGGCAGCTTGAGAATGAGGAGATTAACTTTAGTCTCACTCAGACGGGCAACAATGTTTACTACTCTGCCGCTTGGGTAGCTAGGGCCATATCGTCTAAATACTCACGACTGGTTGACACAGAGCTTGATGGTGTATTAACTTCTAAGTACTCTACTCTAGCAAGCCAGTATATGACCTTAGCAGATACCCTTGAGTATCAAGGTAAGACTGCTGGTGCTGTCATAGGTATCAAAGCCGGTGGTATTAGTGTAACTGCTGTTAAGGCTGTTCGTGATAACACTGACAGAATAGAGCCCAGCTTTAGAAGAGACAGGTTTAAGAACCCTGCAAGTTATAACGAATCCGACTCTTACGGCTACAACAGTTAGGGCTGAGTAATGTTTAGGTCTGGTGACTTATATAGACTTGTAAGCGAACACGGACAGTCTTTGACTCTGCGTAAGGTTACTACAGATGGTACTTATGACCCTGCTACTGGTAGTAGGTCAGGGGAGGCTACAACAGATTATTCTATACTAGGTTACTTCTACAACTATGCACTAGGGATAGCTGGAAACACTGATGAAATCGTAAGAGGGTCTCGTAAGCTTCTTATCTCTGCTCAAGGGTTAGCTATAACCCCTGATGATGAGGACCTAGTTATAGGTAACGGCGACACTGTAAAGGTACTTTCTGTGACTACTATCTTCTCTGCTGGTATTCCTATCTGTCATTTGTGTACTGTGCAGGAGTAATCATGACTGTAAAACTAGAAGGTACGTTTGAAGAAGTTATAGACAAGATGGAGACCCTACCTTCAAAGGTAGTTTACGATCTTCTTTCTGAGTCTGTAGACTTCTTAATTAACAAGTCTCCTGTAGATACAGGTGCCTATATTGAGTCCCACGCACTTAGTTCTGGCGGATCAAAGACTCGTAGCGTAAGTCCTAGAGGCAGAAAGAAAGGTACTGGTAACAGGTCTAAGGCTAAAGAGCAGCTTAAGGGCGACTTAGCAGAGCTAGATTTTTCTCAGAATACCTTTGTTTTCAACAACAATGCTAAACATGCTTGGGTAGTTGAAAATAACCCTAGAGGAACTGTAAAAAGCCCTCACATTTATACCCAGTTACAAAACTACATAGGTATTGGGAAAGTGGAGGTAAAGGACTCAAATGGCTAGTATACATAAAACCATCAGAGCTGCACTAGAAAGCCGACTAGCCACCCTAGCCAATGCTAATTCTTTTTCTGTAGCTTACGAGAATGTTTCCTTCAACCCTATCACCGGCACCTCTTTTGTTCAGTGTGAGTTTATCCCCACGCAGCGTGTAAGAGCAGCAAGAGGTCCAAACGCTCAGATACTTTATAGGGGCATCTTCCATATAAACGTACATGCACCAGAGAACGCTGGACCCGCCGCAGCAGAAACCCTAGCTGAACTAATAATTGACAACTTTGAGTCAAACACTGACGTCTCTTACACAAGTGGCGGAACAACAACCATCGTGTCTATAGATTATACTGAAAGGGCTCAGGGCCTATTAGACACACCTTGGTACTACATACCGATCACAATCGGCTGGTACATTTATAATTAGGAGAATAACACATGCCTACCTTCGCACAGGGTTCACGGTCTAGCCTAAGCTACATTACTGAATCCACATTCGGGACTACCCCTTCTGGCAACTTCCAGAACATCCCATTCACTTCACACGGACTTAACTTAACTAAAGATTTAGTTGCTGGTACAGACATTCAAGCTGACCGTATGCCTCGCCATGAGCGTCATGGTAACAAACAATCCGCTGGTGACATTGTATGTGACCTTCGTAAAGGTGACTTCGACCCTTTCCTTGAGTCAGTGATGCTTAACACTTGGACAGACGCCAGTTCTAATGATTATCTATTAGTTGGTACTACACCTAAGTACTTCTCTATTGAGGATTACTCTGCTGACATTGACCAAGCTCGTTTGTTTACAGGGCAGACTGTTTCCACTATGGGGGTATCTATTGCTCCTAACCAGATGGTAACTACTACCTTTGGTATGGTTGGTAAAGGTATGAGTATTGGTGCCACACAGAAGACACAGGATGCAGCAAGTACTAACGCACCTTTTGATGCGTACTCAGGAGACCTACAGATTGGTAACAATGTAGCTGGCCTTGCATCCTCTGCTATCATTACTCAGATCGACTTTAACGTAACTAACTCCTTTGCACCTACCTTTGTTGTTGGCTCTGATGAAGCGCCAGCACTTGAGGTTGGTCGTGCAGAAGTTACAGGGTCGTTCTCAGCATACTTTGACGATGCTTCCCTGATTAACCGTTTCCTTAACGAAACAGAGTCGGCTATTCAAGTGTCGGTCAATGATCCAACTGCTGCCAATGCTTACACCTTCCTATTCCCACGAGTTAAGATTAACTCTGCTGACGTAGGTGTAGATGGCCCAACAAGCCGTGTAATTAGCCTTGGCTTCACAGCACTCTTCGATACGACAACTGCAAGTAACTTGAAGATCATTCGTACCGACTCGTAATCCCTAGCTAGGGCGGGGGGCATTGGTGTCGGGTCTGATGCTCCCCTTTTATTCTACCCGACATAACCCTGACAGGAACCTGACATGGACTTAATGAACTTAAAACCTACCTCTGATACCGTAGAAGTACTCTTAGTACACCCATCTACATTGGAGTCACTCACTAACCAAGACGGTAGTGAAATGTCTATCACAGTATACGCTCCCCATACTAAGGAGTATAAGGCTGTGATGCACGAACATACAAACAAGCGTATTGCAAAAGCATCAAAGAGAAAAGCTACTAACTTTTCCGCAGAGGAACTAGAGGCAGACACAATCGACCTCTTAGTTCGGACAACAGCAGCTTGGGACATTACTTACGATGGTAAGAAGCCTAAGCTAACACCGGCACTCTGCAAAGAGGTTTACACAAACTTGTTCTGGATTAAGGATCAGATAGAGGAGGCTGTTGCTGACTCTGTGGATTTTACGAAAGCCTGATCCAAGACTTGCTTGAGTTTGCGGAACATTCCTTCGCACTCAACAAGACTGATGAAAGTGGAACAAGCGAGCGTGAGCATCTGGAACAAGTAGAGAGGCAGACGGGTATTAGACCAAAGGAATTAGAGGGACCAGACTTCCCTTTTCTTTTGTCTCATATCTGGTCTGCCTTTGTTGCATGTAGCAAGGCTAGGACAGGAGGTTTTAGTGGTGCTAACCCTCTAACCTATGAGAACATCAAGTCTTGGATAGAATTAACAGGCACACCCCTAGACCCCAGAGAAGTAGAAGCCGTCAAAGAGCTTGACGTAATATACATAAGGACGCAGTAATGCCCACAGTTGACCTCAGATTCATGGTTTACGATGCAGATAAGATCAAGAAAGCCACTGGCTATATGCTTGAACTTAACGCTGCCAGTAAAGATCGTGTAGTTGCTCACGATAAAGAAGGTCATGCCATGAAGAGGGCCATGACTGCTACTGAAAGGTACAACAAGCTCTCCATAAAACTTCTTAAGATAAGAACAAAAGACGCTGAACAGGGGCATATGACTGCCAAGCAGTTAGACGACCAGTTTAAAAGGCATCAGCGTATTCTTAAGGCAACAGAGTCTACCCTTAAAGACTACGTTCAAACAGACAGGGTTGCTATAACTCAGGAAAAGCGTAAGCAGAAGTTAATAGCAGACTCTACTAAAGCTACAGTTAAATATAACAACGAGACACAAAAGCTTAGAGACAAGTTTGACAGCATGGGTGCTGCCACTAGGAGGTACGAACAGGCTCAGAAAGATATTAAAAGAGCCTTTGGAGACTCAGAAAGCGAGATAAAACTATCTAAAATTGCCCTTGCTGCCCTAACTGCTGAGTACAAAGAGTTTAGAAACGCACACGAAGCTGGTGGTATTATAAATGCAGGAAACCAGTTTGCCCGTTACGGAGACCAAGCATATAGAGCACAGCAAAAAATTAAGAGGTTTAGGTCAGTTGGTTTACAACAGGTCGGCTATCAGGTTAATGACTTTATCGTACAGGTGGCATCTGGTCAGAACGCACTTGTAGCCTTCGGACAACAGGGTTCCCAGTTAGCTGGTATCTTTGGGACTAAGGGTGCCCTATACGGTGCTTTAATAGCTGCGGCATCTGCTATAGCTAACGTAGCTTGGGGTATGTGGCAAGCTCACACTGGGGTGAAGCAGTATGAAGAGGCTCTTGAAAAGCTTCCACAGACCTACGACGACCTTACTGCTGCTCAGGAGATACTAGCACCAAGTCTTTCAGGTCCGTGGAAAGCAGCGGCCGAGGCCGTAAGAGATTATTACTCTGCCGTAGAGGAGGGTAAGCTAGGAGACATTGTAGAGACGGGCGAAATGCTTGTTAACAAGAAGGCAACTATGGTTCAAGACCTACTAGAGAGGTTTAGGCTTGGTGAGGATGAAGATAGTATAGCCGAGCAGATCAAAACACATCTTGAAAATAGCATACCTCAGTCTCTCGCAAATGTGAGAAGTAGAATGTCTGCAAGTTCTGAAGCAGACCCTGCTCAAAGTATGGCCTATTCGGAGGCCCAACAAGCTGCCGCAGGTGGTAGGGGGGTGGCTCAAGAAGGTTTTATGCACCATGTACTAGCACAAGAAGAGGCTTCAATTTTAGCCCGTAAAAAGATGTTAGAGGTAGTTGCTGACGAGTTCCTTACCCTGTTTGACGACAGGGGTATGAATGATATTGGACTAGATGACACTATAGGCACTGTCGATGATTTAGCTAAAAGAATCTTAGACATGCGTCTTAAGTATTCTAAAATGGGCGAAGACGCAATTACGGCAGAAATAGACGCCTTAATTGAAAAATTAGAGCTTGAAAAGTACATAGACGCACATGCTCAAGAGATTAATCGTATGGCGTCAGCAGCGGCACAACAGGACTTTAATGACAGAAAGCGTTGGGCAGAGGCGTTAGCCGAACAGGGCAGAAAGGGTGACAAAGCTAGGGAGAAGTACGAGAAGGACAGGCTAAGAAGCCAGTCAAAAGCTTTTCTACTTCAACAAAAACAGGCGGCAATCCGTTTCAAAGCTGGTATAGCTGCTGCTAAGAAGATTGCAGATGCTCAAGAAAGAGCCGCAGAGGGTGGAGCTAGGGTTCAAGAAAGGTACGAGGCTAAACGAGAAGCAGCTCTTACGTCCTTGCTGAAGGCTTCTGGGAAGATAGTTGAAGTTAGGGCACTAGAGAGTAAACTAGCCGCTGACACTGCTGAGAAACAAGTTCGTGATCAATACGAAACCTTAAGACTGAAGAATGGTCAGCTCCAATTAACCGCAAAGCAATCTGCCGAGATGGAAGAGCAGGTTAGGCTTGCCCGTGACGCAGCAGAGTCTATGATAACCTTCAAGCATGGGGCTGAAGATGCTGCGAAAGTCCTAAGAGACCAAGCTGAAGATGCTCGTAAGTTAGCTTCTTTCTTAAGAGAGGCAGAAGCCTCACTCAGTAGATTTGAAAATTTCACAACTAATCTAGCAAAAAAGCAGGTTGTTCAAGAGGCGATTGCAAAGGCCCTTGCGGTGGGAGGAGATGCAGATACAGCTCGATTAACTGGCAGGGTATCTGGGGAGGTTTTTGATGCCGCAGAACTGCGAGACCAAGCCATAGAAGATGCAAAAAAAGTAGGGGGTCTGGAAGGGCAGAGGTTGGAAGATGAAGCTAACTCTCTTTACAAACTTGCCAAACGGCGGGCTGAGGACACGGCTGAAATTGAGCTTAACAACAAAGCAAAGCTGGATGCCATGAGAGGTGGCGGTAAAACCCCTAAGTCTGCCCTTGACATTCTACTCAAAGAAGAACGGTCTATGAGCCTTAAGCTTGACCAACGCAGAGCACTGATAGGGCTCACTGACCAAGAAATACTACTAGAGAACACCAAGTATGCTCTAATGTCTAAAGTACAAGAGCAGATGGCTACTATGAATGAGTCCGAGAAAGCTGCTACTCTGGCTAGGATAGACGGTATAGCTCAAGAGATGGCTGCTAGAGAAGAACAGGTCAAACTTATGGAAGAAATAGAGGCTCAGAATAAACACATAGCAGACACCATAGCTAACAGTTTTGGTAGTGCAATGACCTCTATAGTAGACGGTACTAAGTCAGTTAAAGATGCCTTTAGGTCTATGGCTAGGGACATTATTGCTGAGTTGTATCAAATCTATGTTGTTAAACAGATCACAGGTATGATCAGTGGTGCTATAATGGGTCCAACACTTGCTGGTGGTTATAGTCCCGGAGGTAAGACTTATGGCTCTGGTGCAAATATAAATGCAATGCAAGCTGCCAATGGTGGTGCCTTTTACGGTGGTAACGTAATACCTTTTGCCAGTGGCGGTGTTGTAAGTTCTCCTACTAACTTTGGTATGTCAGGAGGTCGTACAGGACTAATGGGTGAAGCTGGCCCAGAAGCTATTATGCCACTTAAGCGTGGTGCTGATGGTAAGCTAGGTGTACAGGCAGACGGTGGTGCTGGTGACGTTGTCATTCATCAGAACTTTAACTTTGCAGCTAATGGTGACGAGAGTGTTAAGAAACTCATTGCACAGGCTGCACCTCAGATAGCCCAAATGACTAAGAGTTCTATCATTAGTGATCGTCGCCGTGGTGGACAAATGAAAGCAACCTTCGGGTAAAGGAAGTATAACAGATGGCACTGACGTACCCACTAAGTACACCAACTACTATAGGGATTGAAAGTATTGAGTTACGTGCAGTTAATGCTGTAGCTACCTCTCAGTCTCCCTTCACGTATAAACAACAGACTGTAGTACATGGTGGTCAAAGGTGGGAAGCCTCAGTTACTATCCCATCAACAAGACGTGATCTAGCTGCTGAGTGGAAAGCTATGCTAGTGGGTCTTAAGGGTTCACAAGGAACATTCCTATTAGGTGATCCTGACTATGCTACACCAAGAGGTGACGTTAGTTCTTGTGTCGTAACTGGTACGGTTGGTGCTGACTCTGCTACTGTAGTTATGACAGGCACCCTTAAGGCTGGTGATTACATACAACTAGGATCTGCTGGTACTTCTAAACTCTATCAAGTGCTGTTAGATCAAACTGGTAATGGTACAATACAGATATGGCCTTCACTTAGAACTGCCTACACAAGTTCCACAGCAGTGTTAAGTTCCCCTAAAGGGGTCTTTAGGTTGTTAGAAAATGTAACCTCCTGGTCAATCAATAACGCTTCTGCCTACGGTATATCTTTTGAAGCTGTAGAAGTTATTACATAAGGAAACACTATGTCTAACTATGGCTCAAGAGACCTGACAGCTACGACAGACACTAATATAAATGCAGACACGGTTTACCCTTTCTTTGCTGTTGAACTTATTTTTGACACCACTACTATTCGTATGTGGACGGGGCAAGGCACTCTTACTATATCCCCCACAGTAACGTACACTGGTGTAGGTAGCATACTAAACATTTCAACCATTGAAGAGACCTCTGAGTTAGACGTAAAGGGGGCTAACATAACTCTCAGTGGGGTATCTGACCCAGCCTTGTCCTTGGCTCTCAGTGAGCCTTATCAGGGCCGTGTAGCTAATATCTACTTCGGTACTACTAGCGCACCAACTGAGTTAAACTCAATATTCTCTGGTTACATGGATCAGATGAATATATCTGAGTCTGCCGAAACAACAACCATAGAACTCCTAGTGGAAAACAAGCTGGTTGATCTTGAAAGGGCCAGAGTTGCTCGTTTTACATCAGGCTACCAGAAGTCTGTGTACCCTACAGATTTAGGCTTAGACTTTATAGAAGATATGCAGGATAAAGAGACACTGTGGGGTCGCCCCGGATGATTAAGTATCAGCAAGAGTTTTTGTCCTACGCAGAGCAAGAGGTAACTCCCTTAGCTGAACTTGAGTGGGAAGAATCAGGCCACCCTACTGAAACCCTTGTTATAGATTGGGACTCCTACTTTGCCTTAGAAGAGGTTGGAAGACTTAAGTTTTTTACTGCTAGAAAAGATGGACTGCTTATAGGTTATTTTGTTGTGATAATTACAAGCCCTCTTACAACAAAAGGGGAGTTAGTTGGTAGCTATGATGCGGTATACGTCCATAAAGACTACAGGAAATCTACAGTGGCAAGGCGTTTGTTTAAGTTTGTTGAGGCTTGCATGAAGGAAGACGGTATATACAGGCTGATTGCCTCATCCTCAAGTAAGAACCCAATAGGAAGGTTTCTGAATCGACTAGGTTATAAAGAGATAGAAACCAAGTACGAGAGGGTTTTATAGTATGGTAGTCTTTACTCTATACGGTGCAGTAGCAGCAGGATTAGCTGTTAGTTCTGTGGGGGGGTCATTTATGGCTGGCTTCCTGCAGTTTGGCGGTCTAAAACTTTTTGGAAGGATGGCCCTTGGCCTAGCCCTAAACGCACTTACCCCTAAGCCTAAAGCATCTGGCTCTAATCGTGGTTATCAGGTAAACACAGGAGGTTCAGCACTAGACCATCAGATTATATATGGCAAGATGCGTGTTGGTGGAGCTATAGTATACGACGAGTCTACAGGAACTAACAATAAACTCTTTCACCGTGTTATCGCTGTAGCTGGTCATGAAG